GTGCTCTCGTTCCGCCGCCACTTCGAGGTCACCGGCCACCGCCGCAAGCTCCCGCCCGGCGCCAAGGTCGTGAACTTCCACGGCGTCTACGACCCGTGGGGCCGGCACGCGCAAGAACTCCCGTGGGTGCGCGAGCACTACGGCGGCACGAAGTCCTGGAGTCGGGCGCGATGAGATACCGCCGCCTCGCCCGCGCGTCGGCCGCCGCCGGGGCCCGCGACAAGTGGGTCACCATCCAGGCGCTCACTGAAGGCGAGTCCGACTCGGGCTTTCCGACCGAGGACGAGTGGGCCGATCTGGCCACCGTCGCGATGGCGCGCGAGGACCTCGAAGCCGTCGAGCGCGCCCGCACGGAGCAGGACCTCGCGCTCACGACGACGAGCTGGCAGATGGCGTACCGCGCCGACATGGATCCCGAACGGATCGACGTCCCGAAGCTGCGGCGGCTCGCGTACCTCGGCCGGCACTACGACATCCTCGCGGCCACGCCGGTCGGGCGCCACCGCGTCCTCGAACTCCTGACGGAAGTGCACAGCCAGGTGGAGGCGGCGCCATGAAAGTGCAGATGTCCCTCACCGGCGGCCCCGAGCTCGCGCGGGCGCTCAACGCGGTCGCGCTCACGGTCCGCCGCCGTGCGCTGCACGAGGCGCTCCGGGTCGCGGCCGAACCCATGCGGCAGCGCATGAGCGACCTCGCCCCGCGGCGGCCGCCGCACCCGGACCTCGCCGACCACATCATCACGAGCCCGGCGGTGAAGATCGGCCGGACCGAAGGCGGCCGCGGGCGTGCGCGCACGGACACCGAAGCGGCGATCGCGGTCGGGCCGCGCAAGGACTTCTTCTACGGGATTTTCCTCGAATACGGCACGGTCAAGATGTCGGCGCAGCCGTTCATGCGGCCGGCGTTCGACAGCACCCGCGACGAGGCGCTCGCGATTCTCAAAGACGAACTCTGGGCGCTGATGGAAACGTTCCCGGCGCAGACGCATGTCGCGGAGGCCGGCACATGACGCTCTGCGAGGCGCTCCGCGATCGGTTGGTCACGCTGCCGGCGGTGACGGCGATCGCCGGTACGCGCATCTATACGCTCAAGTTCCCGCAATCGGTCACGGCGCCGGCGCTGCGGCTCCAGGAGATCGATCGCGTCGCGGCGATGCAGCTCCGCGGCGACGACCATCTGCGCCGGTCGCGCGTCCAGATCGACGCCATCGAATCCGAGACGCACGGCCCCGATCCCTACGACACCGTGCACCAACTCGCCGCCGCCGTGCGCGGGGACCTGACGACCGGCACGCCGAGTGGCCTGGTCGGGTTCACGGGCGATCTGTCGGGCCTGGCCGTGCGCGCGATTCTCGCCGACGACCTGCGCGAAAGCTACGACGCCGAAACGCGGATGCTCCGCGTCGAAGTCGATGTCTTGGTCTGGTTCCACGTGTAACAGGAGACGATCTCATGGCTGATGTCACCGATACCTACTATGCCGGCGAGGCCATCAATGGCTATGGCGCGCAGCTCCTGGTCGGCCAGGGCGGCACGTCCCCGGAAGACTACGTCGCCGTCGCCGACGTGGACACGATCACGCCCGGCGACATGTCGACCAACGTGATCGACAAGACGCATCTGCGATCGCCCGACGCGCACCGCGAGAAGATGGCGGGCCTGCGCGACAGCGGTCCGTTTGCCATCTCGGGCAACTGGCGCCCGCGGCACGGCTCGCAGAGCAACGCCGGCGGCGACGGCTTCACCAACGGCGGGCTGATCGGGATGTGGCGCGCGCGCACGGAAGCCAACTTCAAGATCGTCCTCAACGACGGGTCGCCGGGCCTCGAGATGCCGTTTCGCGGCGTCGTCACCAAGTTCCAGCCGGGCGAGATCGGCGTCGACAGCAAGATCCCGTTCTCGGCGGAGATCACGCCGCTCCGGGACTTCTCCGCGGACTTGCCGTAAATGGCGAACTTCATCCGCGGCGAGTTGGCCGTCGAGTCGAACGGCCAGACCTACACGCTCGTGCTGACGACCAACGCGCTCGTGGAGCTCCAGGACGTGTTGAGCACGCCAGAACGGCCGGTCACGCTGACGCAAGTGCTGGGGCGCGTCGGCCAGAACGACATCAAGTACTTTCGTGCGTTCGTGTGGGCCGCGACGCGCGAGCATCATCCGACGCTGACGCTCAAGGATGCGGGCCAACTCATCGACGGGGCCGGCGGCGTGGCCGGATTGGCGCGCCAGATCGAGGCGCTCGCGGCGTCGATGCGGCCCGATCCGGACGACGCCGCGACGGCCGGCAAGACGGACGACGCCGGCCGCCCTATCGACGCTCAGACGACTCCGAGTGGGATTGGCCGACGCTCTATCGGCAATCGCGCCAGATCGGCCTGAGCCGCGACGAGTTCTGGACGTCGACGATCCGCGAACTGTTTCGCGAGTTCGCGGTCTTCAACGCGCGACGCCGCGATGAGGCGAATCGTGACGTGCGCCTGGCCTGGCACATCGTGGCGATCTGGGCGCAGACGCGATCGAAAAAACGGTTGCCGGCGCTCGCCTCGCTCCTCGTCGGCGAGGACCGCGCGCCGAGTCCGAAGGAGAAGGTCGCGAAGATGCGCGGGGCCCTCGATATTCTCAGCGCCCAATACGGCATTCCGCTCCGGCCGGTGACGCCGCGGGAGGACCGGCCCGGTGGCTAACTCCGCGACCGTCGGCATTCTCCGCGCGCTGCTCGTGGCCGATACGGCCGACTTCGAGCAGAAGCTAGGCGCCGCCACGAAGGAAGTCGGCAAGCTCGAGACGGCGCTGAAGGACGCCGGCGGGAAGACCGTCGGCGCGCTGGCGCCGGCCAGTGCGGCGCTCGACCAGGCGGCGGGCGCGGCCACCAATTTCACGAAACAGCTCCTCGGCGTCGAGACGGCCGCCGGCGCGGTGGCGACGGAAACGGCGGCGGTGACGGCCGAGGCCACGACGATGGCCAGCGTCGTCGAGGCGTTCGTCGGGGAGCTGCTCGGGCCGGAACTCGGCGCGATCGCGACGGGGTTTGCCGGGCTGGTGCTGCCGATCACGGCCGCCGCGGCGGCGCTCGGGGCGTGGGTCGCCTGGATCTACCAGTGGACCGATCTCGGGCCGGCCGTCGAGCGGCTCTGGGGCGACCTCACCTACCAAGTCACCGGCTTCTGGACGGCGATTCAGGACGCGCACACCGCGCTGGGGGAGTTCACCACCGCATTCCAGGGCCTCATCCCGGGCCTCGAGACGACTAAGCTGGCCCTCGGGGGTCTCCAACTCGCCTTCGATCTCTTCTTCACCACCGAGATCGCGAAAATCGACGCCCTCACGAATGCGATGGCCGTGTTGCGCGGCGTGATGGGCGACACGGTCGTGACGGAGCCGTGGATCCGGTTAGGCGGCGAGAGCGACGACCCGCTGGCCGGCCTGCACTTGCCGGCGAATTACGTCAAGATCGTCGAGAAGGAACTCACCGAGGAGACGCGGAAGCAAGCGCGGGAACGGGACGCGATCCGGCGGAAGGAAGCCGCCGCCTATGCGGCGCTCGTCCGCGGCGCGTATGCGCTCAGTACCAAACAGCTCGAGGAGGATCAACAGCGCCTAACGCGGGAAGTCGAGAAGGCGAACCAGGCCTTTGGCGGCCTGAGCGAGGAGGGGATCAAACAGGTCATCGCGCGATCGAGTGAGTACCTGGCGGCCGGCCTCAAGCTCACGCCGGCGATCCAGAACGTCCGGTACGCGCATCTCGACTTGTTGGCCGCGCTGATCCCGGTCACGGATAACACGAAGTTTCTGCTGGATCACACGCAGAGCGCCCTGCCCGCCTTCCGGGCCTATGGCGACGAGGTCAGCGGCCTCAGCGCGAAATACCAGCACTTCAACAACATCCTCGGCGATGCCCCGAACGGCATGGCGCGGATCTTCGCCCTCCTCAACAAGACGGGCACCGGGCCGCTCCCCGCGATCGGGAATCAACTGGAGGAGTCGCTCACCGCGGGGGCGATGCGCTTCGTGCAGGGGTTCCCGCAACTCCTCGCGGCGGCCACCACGGGCGGCGGACGCGGGATGGGCCAGGCGCTCGGGGCGATGCTCGGCGAGGGGATCAGCGGGGCGATGAGCGCGGCCATCAAGGACGCGCTGAAGGATACGAGCGCGCTCAACCAGGCCGGGGCGGCGATGGCGGCCCCGATCATCATCTCGGGCTTCACCGCCACGCTCCAATCGATTGTGGAAGGGCACCAGGCGGCGAAGAACTTTCAAGTCAACCTCCACAAGATGACGGAGGAGATGCACGCCGACCTCGTGGGGCCGGGGAGCCCGTACGAGGATTTCCAGGCGCTCGAGGCGGCCGCGAACGAGCTCGGCCTGACGTTCGTGGATGTCTGGAATCCGGACGGCGTCAACACCTTCGGCTACCACTTGCAGGAGCGGATCGACGAGTTCAAGGAACTCGAGCGTGCCGCGGAGGCGTGGAAGAAGAAAGTCACGGGCGCGATCGATGCGCTCGGCGACGCCTTGCACGACTTTGGCGGCTCGGTGCCCAAGTCGCTGCGGCCGATGATCGAGACGCTGCTCGAGTCCAAGGATCTCACTGGCGACATGCGCGAGGCGCTCGAAGGCATGGCGCGCGATCCCACCTGGCAGACGATCGCCGCGCGCGCCGAGGCGCTCGGGATCGAGTTGGCCGACTTGGGGCCGAAGTTCCAATCCGCGCGCCTCCATGACATCGCCTTCGGCTTCTTGCACGACCTCCAGGGCTTCGAGGACTGGGGCGTCAACATGGACGGTGCCCTGCGCGGGATGGCGGATGAGCTCTCCACCCTCTACCAGGAGGCGAAGACGAGCGGGGTCGCGCTCCCGGAGACGCTGCGGCCGTACATGCAGCGGCTCATCGATCTCGGGCTGCTGGTGGACGACACCGGGCAGAAGATCGGCAGCTTGGACGGCATCACGTTCGAGGACATGGAGGACACCGCGCTCGGCCAGATCAAAACGATTCTGGAGGAGATCGCGCAACTCCTGCGCGACGGGCTCCCGCGGGCGGCGGAAACCGGCGCGGAAGAGGTGGCCCGGGCCTTCAGTCGCAACCCGATCGTGATTCCGATTGTGTGGGGCTCGCCGGGCGCGCCGCCGAGCCAGGCCGTGCCGCGCGTGCCGGCGCCAACGGCGCCGACGCTGCCCGGGCCGGTCGTCCCGCGGATCGGCGACCAAGGGGGGGCGCAGGGCGAGTACGTCGACTACGGCGCGACGGCGGGCGGCCTCGAGGGGGGCGACGAGTTCGGCGGCGGCGACACGATGACCGTGATCGTCGAGGCCGATGGGCGCCAGATTTCGCGGATCGTCGCGCCGTTCATTCCCGGCGAAGTGCGGCGGCTGGGCTTGGCGCGCGGGTAGCATGGCCCTCCCAACACCCGTCGCCTACTGGCCCTTCAACGAGGGCAGCGGCACGACCGCCGCCGATGCGTCGGGCAACGGGCACACCGCCACGCTCGGTCACGGCACCTGGAACACCACCCAACGGATTTTCGGCGCCGCGGCGCTCGCCAACACGGATGGGGGCAAGGCTGGCGCCATCATCGCGATCAACCTCGGGACGACCTACTCGATCGCCTTCTGGATGAATGGCTGGGACGGCAGCAACGACGGCGTCCTCGTCGGGACGTACATCAATTCGACCGGCCTCTACCATGACAGCGGCGTCTGGACGCACGGCGGGCTGACCGGCGTGCATCACATCGTGCTGACGCGGAGCGGCACGAGCGCGACCGTCTACAAGGACGGGACGGCGATCTCGACGCTCACGATCGGATCGGGGGCGTTCAGCCTCGACACGATCAATGGGCAAGCGGCCGGGACGCTCCCGTTTGTCGGCACGCTCGACGATGTGCGGGTCTACGACGTGGCGCTCAGTGGCGCGCAAGTGGCCGAGCTCTACGCGCTCAATCCCGATCCGCCGGGCACGCTCGCGGTGGTGCAGACGGCCTCGGCGGGCACGTCCGCGGCCGCCTCGGTGGCGGTGACCTTCGCGACGCCGCCGCCCGTCGGGCAGGGCGTCGTCGTCGTGATCGTGGGCTACGCGCACGCGACGGTGACGACCGTCACTGACACGGCGGGCACGACCTACACGCTCGCGAAACGGGAGTACTCGGCCACGTATGGCGTCAGCACGGACGTGTGGGTCGCGCCGGTGCTGACCGCGACCGCGACCCCGTTCACGATCACGGCGGCGGGCAATAGCCCGACGCAGCGGCTCGCCGTCGCGCTGGCGGTGAGTGGCGG